TTATTAGGTACTGGACAATCTACTATTAGTGCAGAAAAACTTGGTAGTGATGTACCACCAGGCACTGAAGATTATTCTAATATAGATTCTCTTGGTGCGGGTACAATAGTTGGAGAAACCGCATTTGTTCAAAGTTCTAATAGACTTTATATATGGAATGGATCCGGCTGGTATAATATTGCCTTAATTAACACAACACCAACATGGGATTCAGGAGGGCAACCAGCTGGTGCTTATGAGTTAAGTGCAGATAGCCCACAAGATGCAACAGTCATTACACTTGCTGCATCAGACCCAGAAGGTCTTCCTATATCATATAATTATATTACTAGTGGTTCTATGGATAGTATTGCTACCATATCTCAAGATTCTTCGGTCTTTACGATTACTCCTAAAACTTCAACTCAAGTGCCTGATGGCGGCACTGGTTCTATCACATTCAGAGCAACTGATGGAGTTAATATATTACCTCAAGTATCCAGTTTTACTCTTAATTTTATTACAATTGTAACTAACAGTAAGTACACGACTTTATTGGTGACAGCAACTGGTACTTCCGATAACAATAACATAACAGATACCTCAACAAATAATCATACTATTACTGTAAATGGTGATGCCTACGCTGGTACGTTTAGCCCGTATAGACATGGAGGATATAGTACATATTTTCCCGATACTGCTGGAAATGCGTATGTTAGTGCAAATTCATCAGACTATGCATTAGGAAGTGGAGCGTTAACAGTAAGTGCATGGATATATATTGATAATAATACGCAGCAACAGACCATAATTGACAATCAAACTGGTTCGGGTACAGGTTGGTATTTAAAAATATGGCCCGGTCAATTAATAAGAGTTCACAATCAATCTTCATACATTTTCAATATTAGTAATAGTGATGCACCAACAGCGGTAAATGAATGGATCCATTTGTGTTGGACAAGGGATGGATCTGGAAATAATAAATTATTCTTAAACGGTACTCAGGTAGGCACCACAGTAAGTGATACTACAAATTTTACTGCCCAAGGTTGTAAACTTGGTGAAACATATCAAGGTGTACATGATTATAAAGGATATATGAAAGATGTTCATATCGTAGCAGGATACGCAAATGAGCCCACTACTTCTTCAATTGCTACAGCTGTAACCTCTGATACTGGAACGGTTTTCTTAGGATGTTCAGGTCCAGATTTTTTAGAAAGAAGTTCTAGTCCAAAAACTATTACTATCAGTGGTAATAATATTTTTATCCGTCCGTTTAGCCCGTATGACTACAATGAATACGATGCAGCAGATCACGGTGGTTCTGTGTATTTTGATGGGAACGGAGATAGACTTACAATAGGCGGCTCATCTAGCGATTTTAATTTTGGAACTAACTCATTTACTATTGAGAGTTGGGTATACAGCACTGTTGCGGCTGTTGGACCTATGTTTAATACACACAGAGCCGGTACTGGCTCTGGATATTATCTGGCGTTACTTGCAAATGGTGCCATAAATTGGGGAAATTATGTAGATGGTACTGGCGACATAACAACGGCCGCTGGCGCTTTTACTCAAAATACATGGAATCATATAAGTTTAAATAGGGATGCAAGCTCATCTAATTCACTTAAAATATATGTAAATGGCATTTTAAAATACACTGGAACTTCCGCTACCGACTATAATACTTTTGGTTATGGACCATTTGTAGGTGCGTACGACCCCGGCGGATCTCAATATTATTTTACGGGATATACTAGTGACATTGTTGTAGTTAATGGATCTGTTTTAAGAACGGGTGGCACTTCAGTTGGTGATGTAGCATTCACTCCACCAACAACGCCTATATCTACGCCATCTAATACTAAACTACACATCAAAGGTACAGACGCTTCGATCATAGATAAATCTCAGGGTTCTAACCTAAAGCTCGTTGGTAATACTACTGGCTCAACCACTCAGGCTAAGTTTAGTAATACTAAGTCAATGTATTTTGATGGCAGTGGTGATTATATTGTGTCTCAAGAGCCAGTAAAACTTGGTACACAAGATTTTACGGCAGAGTGTTGGTTGTATTATCAATCTGGCCTTGAACTGATGGGTAATAGAACTACTAGCGATTCTGGTGGATTTAGTGTAAGAATATCCTCAACCACTCTTACTGTAGGTAATTCTTCTGGAACTGGCTTTGGTAGCGTTTTTAGCGGTTCAACGTCCTCTTTAACAAACGCTTGGCATCATATTGCAGTATCCAGATCATCGGGTGTTACTAAGATTTATGTTGATGGCACATCTATTGCCTCACATTCTACTTCTATAAATTTTTCTTTAAGTAACCCGTTTGTAATTGGATATGCTTATACGAATGGTAGTGGTGCTGATTCAATACAAGGCTGGATCCAAGACTTCCGCATCACTAATGGATTAGCTCGCTACACCGCAAACTTTACACCACCAACAGCTTCATTAGAAGGTTAGTATTCCCTATCCTCAACTAAGTACTCTTTTAGTATAACATTTTTTTAAACCGCTGTAAACAAAAAAATAACAACATCTGGTACTTTTTTTTAAAAAAATAGCTTATATAGCTATTTACAAAAACCTAATTATACTATATAATAGTACCAACAAATAAAACAATACATAAAACCGCACTTCATTACAATACCATAATTTTAGTTAGTTATGGTATAGTATTTTTTGTGCTCCGAGAAAGAAAGATGCCCATGTTATTTCAAGAACAGATAGCCAGAAAACCAGACCTATACCCTTGGACGAAAGATTTTATTGAAGCAATTTGGAAGGGGTTTTGGACTCCAGAAGAATTTAACTTTAGATCAGATTATTCACAATTTAAAACAGATTTAACACCACAGGAACAGGAAATAGTTGTTAGAACTATGTCGGCTATCGGACAAATTGAAATAGCGGTAAAATCTTTTTGGGCAGAAGTCGGTAATAATTTACCACACCCATCTATTAAAGATTTAGGCTTTGCTATGGCAAATTCTGAAGTAATTCATAATATGGCTTATGAAAAGATTCTTGATGTGTTGCATCTAACTCACGTATTTGAAGAAAATTTAAATGTAGAAGTTATTAAACGTAGAGTAGATTATCTCCGTAAATATAATAATAAAGTTTATGCAGATGATAAGAAGCAATACATTTATTCAATCATGCTCTTTACACTATTTGTAGAGAATGTGAGTCTGTTTAGTCAGTTCTATATAATTATGCACATGAATAGAAATAAAGCAGTAATGAAAGATTGTGCACAACAAGTACAATATACACGTAATGAAGAAATGTTACACGCTCAAGTAGGAATTAAACTAATTAATACCTTGCGTGAAGAATATCCAGACTTATTTGATGAAGAATTAGAAGCGAGAGTGAAAGAGGAGTGTATTGATGCACTAAAAGCAGAAAGTAAAGTTATTGATTGGATTATGGGAGATTATGAAGTAAAGGGGTTGAGTGCGGATATTCTTAAATCATTTATTGCAAAAAGAATGGCGGACTCTTTAGATCAAATTGGATTTGATAGTAGTGAGATTGTATATGATCAGAGTCATGTAGATGAGACTTTTTGGTTTGATGAAGAATTATACGGTGCAAATATGACTGATTTCTTTCAGAAAAGACCCGTTGAGTATGCAAAGGGTCAGGGTATATCTGCGGATGATTTATTTTAATGGAGAATATTATGGGGTTTGAATGGGCAAATGAGGACTCTCGTACTTTTTTAAGTAGAGGGTATATAGATGGAAACATGACTGTCGAAGAACGTGTAAGGATTATTGCATGGACAGCAGAGAAAATTTTAGATAGAGAAGGTTTTGCTGATAAGTTTTATGATTATATGAGTAGAGGATTTTATTCTTTATCTTCTCCAGTATGGTCTAATTTTGGAACTAAAAAAGGTTTACCTATTTCATGTAATGGTGTTTTTATTAATGATAATATGGAATCTATCTTAAAGAAAACAGCAGAAGTTGGTATGCAAACCAAAATGGGAGCAGGTACTTCTGGTTATTATGGTGCGCTAAGATCAAGAGGTGAACCAATTAAGAGTGGTGGAACAGCAGATGGACCAGTACACTTTATGAATCTAACAGAAACCACAGTAGATGTTGTCGCTCAAGGTAACGTTCGCCGAGGCTCTTTTGCTGCATATCTTGATATATCATCACCTGATATTATGGAGTTTCTTGACGCTCGTGAAGAAGGTTCATCTATTATTAATATGTCACTTGGTGTGTGTATTGGCGATGACTGGATGCAAGAAATGATTGATGGCGATCCAGATAAGAGAACCGTATGGGCTCGTGTTCTCCGTAAACGTCGTGAGTCTGGTTATCCATATCTGTTCTTTAAAGATACAGTAAACAAAAATAAACCACGTGTTCTCAGACAAAAAGATATTTCTATTTGGGCATCTAATCTTTGTTCCGAAATCTGTTTACCATCATCAGAAGATGAATCTTTTGTGTGTAACTTAGCATCTATGAATATATTAAAAGCAGATGAATGGATGGAGACAGATGCAGTAGAAACAATGATTTGGTTTCTTGATGCTGTGATGGAAGAATACATTGAGAAGACCGCTGATATACAATTTATGCAGTCTGCAAATAATTTTGCAAAACGTTGGAGAGCACTAGGGCTAGGTCAGCTAGGTTGGCATTCATATCTACAATCTAAAATGATTGCATTTGAATCGTTTGATGCACATCTATTATCAGCAAAGATTAGTAAGTTTATTGACGATCGTTCTCTTGAAGCATCTAAAGAGTTAGCCATTGAGTATGGTGAACCAGAAGGTATGTTAGAAACAGGCGAACGGAATCTAACAAGAACTGCTGTTGCTCCAACTACATCATCATCTTTTATTCTTGGTCAAGTATCTCCGTCTATTGAACCTTTAGCATCTAATTACTTTACAAAAGATTTAGCAAAGGGTAAGTTTACTTATCGTAATCCATATCTAAAAGATTGTTTAGCTGAACACGATAAAGATAATGAAGAAACTTGGGTTGATATTCTAAAGCATGGTGGATCAGTACAGCACCTAGATTTTTTAACACAAAATGAAAAAGACGTATTTAAAACATTTAGTGAAATTACTCCACTATCTATTGTCCAACAAGCAGGTGCAAGACAAAAATATATAGATCAGTCACAAAGTTTAAATATCCTAATTCATCCTGATGTACCAGCTAAAGATGTAAATGCTTTACTCATTGAAGGTTGGAAGCTAGGTGTTAAAACTTTCTACTATCAACGTAGTGCTAATCCAGCTCAAGAACTGGTACGTGACATTATGAACTGTGATGCTTGTGAAGGATAACAATAAATGAAATATTATTACATTGAATGCGAAATTTGTGATGAGCAGTCTCAAATAACAGTAGAAAATTCTTCACCAGAACCAGAGTTTTGTCCTATGTGTGGTAATATAGCCATACCAAACTTCTTAGATGAAGAGGAAGATTTAGATTAAATTTTACTAAATAGTATTACTTACAACTAGGGTTAAGTAATATTATGTGGATTTTAAATGGTAACGAATTTGACCCAACCGAGTTTGATTTTAATAACTTGGTTGGGTTTGTTTATTGTATAACAGATTTAAGCAACAATAAAAAATATATAGGTAAAAAAGGTTTTTGGTCGAGAAGAAAACTAAAACCACTAAAAGGTAAAACCAGAAATAGAATTGTCAAGAAAGAATCCGATTGGAGAGAATACCACGGATCTAATGAGGAAGTTAAACTTCTTGTTGAGGCCCATGGATCAGAAAGATTTAAAAGAGAAATACTCCGACTCTGCAGAAGTAAAGGCGAAATGTCTTACTTTGAAATGAAAGAGCAGATTGACCGTGAAGTGCTATTTAGCGACGAATATTATAATGAGTTTATAGGAGGAAAAATTCATTCTAAACACGTTAAAGGAATAGCAAATGTATGAATATAAATGTAAAGTATTAAGAGTAGTCGATGGTGATACAGTAGATGTTGATATTGATCTAGGTTTTGGAATAGTATTATCGGATGAAAGAGTTCGTATTATGGGAATTGATACACCAGAATCACGCACCAGAGATAAAGTAGAAAAGCTTTTCGGTAAAGCAAGTAAGCATAGACTTGAATCATTGCTAGGTGAAATTGCTATATTAAAAACACAAATTAATAAAGACGGCGAAGACATGAAAGGTAAGTTTGGTAGGGTTCTTGGAGACTTTGTAACAGAAGACGGAAGAATGGCTACTGAAGTAATGATCGATGAAGGACATTGTGTTCCATATTTTGGCGGATCAAAGGAAGAGGTTCAAGCACAACATATGAAAAATAGAGAACGTCTTATATCAGAAGGTATTGTAACACAGGAACAAATAGACGAAGTTTCATAAATATGCTTGATTATTTAACATTAAGTTTGGCTTTATCGTTACACCTTGGTATGGATGGAGAGTATAACGAATTACATCCTCATATTCGATATCAAGATAATAAGTTTATATCTGGAGCATATTATAACAGCTTAAATAAAATATCATTATATGCGGGAATTCGACACGAAATAAATAATTTTGGAATTGAATTTACTACTACTACTGGTTATGATAATCTTTTTTCACCGTATATTCGTGCTACACAAGACGTTAGTAAGCATACTAGATTTTTTATAACAGGCGCGGCAGAGAATAAAAGCATAGGGACAATTATTGGTGTTGAATTATCAATAAACTAATAGGAGACTAATTATGAACGCTAAATTCGGAATAGGTGTCATTATAGCAATTGTGCTACAAGTAAGTGCGTTTGTTTGGTGGACGGCACAACAAGCACAAACTATTGAAACACTTAAAGGTGAGGTTGCAGAACTTACCGCCAAGAGTGAAATTGAAAAAGAAGTTACATTAATTAATGATGTAAAACAACTACAGAAAGATATTATCGAGCTAAATGATAAAACACTGAAAGCAATACTTGAAACACATGATCGTATTGATGGTTTAGGGCAACATGTAAGTAAACAAGATGAACTAATTAATAGCACCTTTACAAACCAAATGACAGAATTTGAAGAAAAGGTACAAAATAGTTTTAATGTAGTTGAGGGTTGGGTAGATGAGTTAGATGTTTCTGTTGAAGATTTATATTTACACATAGATGTGACTAGTCAAGGTCTTGATAAAAAATTAAGTGATAGAATTAAAGATCATAAACATTAGGGGTTTACATTTAATTCAAAATAGTATATAATGGTTTTAGTTATAAAGAGGAATATATTATGATTATTATTGATTACTCTGGTGTTTCTATTGCTCCTATTGCAATGGGCCATGCTGGTGTAGATGAAAACTTAATTCGACATATGATTCTAAATTCTATTAGAATGTATAGAAATAAATTTAAAGATAAGTATGGCGAAATAGTTATTGTAGCAGATGGTGGTGGTAACTGGCGTAAAAAAGTATATCCCGAATATAAAGGCAATCGTTCTAAGAATCGTGAAGAATCTAAGATTAACTGGGAAGAAGCCTTCCGTATTATTGGTATGGTTCGTGATGAACTTAGAGATAATTTTCCTTATAAAGTTATTCACCAGTGGGGCTGTGAAGCAGACGATACTATTGCCGAACTTGTAAAGTGGACACAAGAATTTGGTAATCATGAGGAAG